TTTGAACCTGCGACCTTCAGGGTCAGAGTACTCTATACTTTTCAATAGTTTATTTTGCTGTTTTTTAACTACCCCATAACTAATACATCTGTTAAGGTATGTTTATTATCTCGGTTAAATGAGGAATAAATGTCTAATATATCAATCAAACTCTGCGAACAGCATAGCTGCACTAACTTTTTTACCGTGGGCCGAAAGAAAAAGTTCTGCAGTAAAAAGTGCTCTGATGCAGCGGGAAGACTATATTGGAAAGAGCGTAACAAAGAGGCTTTTTTAGCTTCTGAGAGAAAGAGAAAGAATAAAAAGTATCGCGAGGACGAGGAGTATAGACAAAAGAGGATCGAAGCTTCCGCAAAGCGATACAACAGCCTCTCACTAGAAGAGAAACGCGCGCTGCCTAAGAAAAAAATGCCGAAGGAATATCATAGATCCTATCACGCAACTAGAGCGGCTAAAGATCCTGCTTTTAGATTAGCTGGCGCTCTTAGGGCTCGGGTTCGATCAGCTATAGTTTATCAATGTGGAGAGAAAGCCTTACACACAATCGATCTAGTCGGGTGTTCGATGAAGGGTCTTAGATCTCACCTAGAACAACAATTTACCGAAGGAATGTCATGGGATAATTATGGGAAGTGGCACATCGACCATATCCGACCCTGCGTATCTTTCGACCTAACAGATGAAGAAGAGCAGAAAGAGTGCTTCCACTACTCTAATCTGCAGCCTCTTTGGGCAGAAGAAAACATGCAGAAAGGATGTAGTTGGAATGATTGAGGTCACATATATCGACCACATGGGTAGCGACCTATCTGTAGTTAATGCGGCCCGGGTAAGCTTTGGTAAACAGTCTGAGTGGATGCCTAGGGTACATAACGGTGAGGCCAAGGTGCTGCAGCTTAAGGATGATAGACTGATCAAATATCTCGCTAAGCATAAACACATCAGTCCCTTTGGTCATGCGTTTGCATCTTTCCATGTTAAGGCGCCTGTCTATGTTGCTCGGCAATTGGTAAAGCATAAGTTTCTGCGCTGGAATGAAATATCTAGACGTTATGTCGATGATGATCCTGAGTTTTATGTTCCCGAGGTCTGGCGTGGGCGAAGCGCTGATAAGAAGCAGGGATCTGAGGGCGAAGTAAGCACTAACGCCAATATCGTATATCACAACAACGTCATGCTCGGCTTGTATAAGCAACAGCTAGCCGAGGGAGTCTGCCCTGAGCAAGCTAGAGGGATTTTGCCCCAATCGATGCTCACTGAGTGGTATTGGAGCGGAAGCTTAGATGCCTTTGCAGATATGTGTAACTTGCGCTGCAAGTCGGACACACAGTTCGAGACACAGATTGTAGCCAACCTAATCAGTAAATCTATGAGCACATTCTTTCCAGTGTCTTGGAAAGCCTTGCGTGAGAATGAGGAATAACCATGAACACATGGCATTATCAGCTAATTAAGCATGTGTACCCCAAGGGTGAGATTACCTACGGAGTTCATGAATATTACCCAGCTACAGAAGAGATGGATGAAACATGGACCATCACGCCCATTGCCTTATTAGGCGATAGTGAAAAAGATGTTCTATGGATATTAAACACCGCTCTAGAGGATATTAAAAAGCACGGTGTTAAGGAAGTGAAGTACTAAGATGATGTACGGGTATAGGGAACAGCTAGAGATCGTTGATAAGATCCCGGTCAAAGAAGGACAGGGATATAATATGAATTGTCCGTTTTGTGGTGGGCGTAAGACATTTGGTATAGCGCTTAGAAACGGAAAGAAACTTTGGCACTGCTTTAAGGTTAGTTGCGGGGTTCGAGGATCCCAAGATGTAGGAATGAGCTCGACAACCATCTTAAAGAGACTAAATAATATTGAAGGTGGTCCAACTAAGAAACTATTACCTCTCCCTAATATTTTAGGAGAGCCATCTAACTACCCTGCAGCCATAAAATACCTCGAAGATAATAACGCTATAAAGGCGTATGAAGAGGGTTTGATTACGATCAGGTACTCCCCTGCAGAGAATCGAGTTTTGTTCTTCTCCAACGACGAGAAAGGCGCTGTAGGGCGTTCTATAGTCGGACAGATACCCAAATGGAAGCAATACGGATTAATAGAAGGACTTGTTAAGGTAGGTAATGGAAATACCGCTGTTGTCGTTGAAGATATCCCCTCTGCTTGTGCAATTGCAGTACATACTAACTACATGGGTTGTGCTTTATTAGGTACTGTGCTAAGTGTAATACAAAAGAGACAGTTAATGTTCTTTAATAATGTCATTATTGCCTTAGATAAGGACGCACGAAAAAAGTCTTTGCACCTGCAGAGCAAGCTACAAGGAAGAGTAAATACCCGAGTGGTATTTCTAGAAGATGATTTAAAATGGCTCACGGGCGAACAGATACAGAAAGTACTACAATAAGAGGAAAGTACACTTGGGTCTTCCTTCGTAGTAATACTAATGCCAAACATCTGCGTTATTATATTGTATCTTGCTATCAAACGGAGTCAGACGATCATTCGCCTATGTGGGCTAATAAACAAAGTGATATACAGAATCCCCCTAACGGCCCACCACCCGTATTGTAATTAAACTGAAAGGAGAATAGTGCAGAGGAAAACTGCGTTATCAACAACCCACTGTCGAAGCGACCTTCGTACCGACATTAAACTAAAGGAAAAAGGAAATGTTAAAAGCGAGAGGGCTTATTCTCGTAGACTATGAACTACCCAACGGATTCATGGATGCTGCCGAAGAGCAAAGGCGACTAGAAGAAGCAATGAACAATCTAGTCCGGGGTAATAGTAGAGTTACCTACTATCAATGTGATATCAAAGAGAGGCGCGGCGAAGGTAAGCCAGACCTCAAGAAGCTCAAAATCAGAACTTCTTAAATTAAGACCCCAAGCTGAAAAGTTTGGGGTTTATTTTTTGTATATGCTATGGTATTAATGTTACCCTAACAAAATGAGGTTACAGGGTAACATGCTAGATACATCGATACTAAAATCGTTACTAAAGCATGAATTCTTTGAGCAGAATAAACAGAGACTGAACCAAAAGCTTTTCGCTGATGAAATCAGATCCCTCTACACTGTACTAGAATCAGCGCACGATAGATTTGAACATGATCTTACCTCTCATGAACTTTTGAAGATCTGGGAAATAGAAAACCCGGTTGCAACAAAAGCTGAGAAGGAAGACGTAAAAGACCTGATCACCATCGTAGAGTCAGAACCAGACTTCAGTGACGATGTTGCATCAGACATAATCTCTAAGCTGTGGATGCGAGATGTAGGTAAACGTATTGCCACTCTTGGCCTAGAGATTAATGAAGGTAATCCCCTCGCCTTGCAGCGGGTGGTGGATCTTGTTGAACGCTACTCTGAAGGGTTTGATGAGGATGAGTTTGGGCCAGACACAACACAGGATATCGATGAACTTAAGGCAGAGCTAGATGATGGTGCTCGAGCCCGGTTTAACATCGAACAGCTAGCGAGACATGTTGTTGGTATTAACCGCACAGAATTCGGCATTATATTCGCTACACCTAATACGGGTAAAACAGCTTTTTGCGTAAGCCTTTGTCTGAGTCCAGGTGGGTTCGTAGACCAAGGATTTAAGGTATCTATTCTAGGTAATGAGGAAGCTACAAAGCGTACTGTTGTACGTGCATATAGCGCAGCCAGTGGCCTCACCAAAGAAGAGGTTTTCGCAGATAGTGAGAAAGCTAAGGTTTTATATAAGGCTAGAGCCCGGGGGCTTATTACCTTCAAGGATACACAAGACTTCGATCTGGACATGATTGATCGATATATTGCGCGCAAAGCTCCCGATATTGTTTTCATCGATCAGCTAGACAAGGTGATGATCAATGGAAATTTTAATGCAAGCCATGAGCGTCTGAGAGAGATTTATCGGCGCACTCGAGAGCTAGCTAAAAAGCATAACTGTGCGATCTTTGGCATTAGCCAAGCAAGCGCCGAAGCTGATGGGCGCACTCGTATCACCTACACCATGATGGAAGGATCTAAGATCGGTAAAGCAGCCGAGGCAGATCTCATCCTAGGTATTGGTAAGCAAGACCTCGAAGAAGACGACAACATGCGCTTCATCACAGTTTCTAAGAATAAAATTTCTGGATGGCATGGTACGGTTACTTGTCAGATCCAGCCCGAGATATCGAGGTATGTGGACTAATGGGAAAGAGATCTGAATTCAAACGTATAGAGCGTGATTTCTATCAAACACCTGCTCATGCAGTAGCTCCACTGATACCGTTCTTATCTGACGTACAGACATACTGCGAACCCTGCGCTGGGAAAGGCGCCTTAGTGGACCATCTTTCTGAGGTACTAGAGTGCGTTGCTGCTTATGATGTATTACCCTTAGCCGGGTTCATCGAACAGGCAGATGCCCTATCTCTAACTGCTCAGGATATGAATGATGCAGATTTCATAATCACCAATCCACCTTGGCAGCGCAGTATTCTACACCCAATGATCGAACACTTTAGTTCTTTGAAACCTACGTGGCTTCTGTTCGATGCCGATTGGATGCACACAAAACAATCAGAACCCTATCTACCCTTGCTTCGCAAGATCGTAAGCATCGGAAGAGTAAAGTGGTTCGATAACGTACACGGCAAAGATAACTCATGCTGGTACTTATTCGATAGGCAGGAAGACCCCAACCCACCTAAGTTTTATGGGAGATCCTCATGCTTAACGAGACTGATCTAGAAGAATTCTATGAAATTCTTGAGCGTAAGAAAAAGGCGTATGAAAAGCACCCCAACCACTGGCTTGACCAACAGATACGGTTGCTGCGCCATCTTATACAATTTCAACTTTTATTGATGAAGATGTACGATGTACCCAACAAACCTAACGGAAATGATCGCACTAGATGATATTCTAGTTCTAGACTTAGAGACCACTGTACAAGATAAAAACGGTAAGACCGACAACTCCCCTTTCAATAAGCTCAATAGAGCCGTTGGAGCATGGTGGTTGTGGGTACACCTTGGAAGAATTGGTCCATGCCAAAGAAGCGTATGGCACCATAATGAGAAGCCCCTGCCTGATACACGGGATGAGTTACAGCAAGCTTTAGATCAGGCGAAGCTGATTGTCGCTCATAACGCCAAGTTCGATATTATTTGGCTCCTAGAAATGGGTTTTAATATAACCTGCCCGATTTATTGCTCCATGATCGGTGAGTTTATATTTGCTCGAGCTCAGTTCCTTCCCCTGAGCCTTAAGGAGACCGCAATACGGCGTGGCGTTACGCACAAGAAGTCAGATCTAGTTGATGACATGTTTAAAAACGGTATCGGCTTTGAAGCCATGCCCCTATCCACCGTCGATGAATATGCAGAAGCGGATGTGATTTCTTGTGCCGAAATTTTTATCGAGCAAATCACTGATCTACAGAAAGAAGAGAATAAAGGCCTAGCACCTGTATTCCTACTGATGAACGATAATCTACAGTTTCTCGTAGAGATCGAGCGTAATGGGATCATGATTGATCGAAATGTATTGCAGAAAGTGAAAGAGCAATATGAGCAAGAGCAAACTGAACTTACTACCAGACTAAATGAAATTGCGCGCGGTGTCTTAGGAGATCGTCCGTTCAATCTCAGTAGTGGGCCAGACCAGTGTAAGATTGTGTATTCTAGGACCGTTAAAGATAGAGATATACACGCTCGGATATTTAACATTGGCACAGGTAAAAACGGTAAACGTCTACCGCCGCCCCGTATGAGCAATAACGAGTTTAAAGCTTCTATTCGAGCAAGCACAGATGTTGCTAAAAAGGAAATGGCTGAATGCTGCCCTTCCTGCAATGGCTCTGGCAAGCAATACAAAGTTACAGCCAAAGGCGTACCATATAAAAAACAACCTAAGTGTAAGGTATGTGATGGGTCTGGCGCTATGTATGTCAGTACCGGGCAAACTGCAGGACTAAAACTACACCCTCTAAATCCAATGTATGCATCTGCTAACGGATTTAAGGTGGACAAGACAACTATTCAGGCTCTCCTCTCGCAAGCTAAGAGGAAAGGCAACGACTTAGCTGTAGAATACTTAACCAAGCTAGCCCGACTTAATTCTATAAATGTTTATCTAAACTCATTCGTACAAGGGATCGAGACATGGGTTAGAGAGGACGGTATATTACACGCTAACTTTAACCAGACAGTTGCTCGGACAGGCCGACTAAGCTCTAGCGGCCCTAACCTGCAAAACTTTCCAAAGTCTAATAAGTTTCCTGTTCGCAAGTGTATGATTAGTCGATTTGAGGGCCAGAGTTTGATTGAGGCAGACTTTAGCGGCCTAGAATTTAGAGTAGCTGGCGAACTATCCCGGGATCCACAGATTATCGATGATATTTTATCTGGCAAAGATGTACATAAGCAGACTGCAGCCATCATAAACCAGTGTGATGAAGCTGATGTTTCAAAAAGTATGAGACAGGAAGCAAAAGCCTATACTTTTGCCCCTTTATATGGCGGGATGGGTATGAACGAGCCGGAGCACGTTCAGAACTACTTCAAAACCTACTTCTCGATCTACAAAGGCCTTAAAAACTGGCACTCAGAGCTTTTCAGCGGTGTATTGAGAGATGGTATCGTTAGAACACCCTCGGGTAGAGAGTTTTTCTTTCCTGATGCGGAGAGAGCGCGTAACGGAAAGATTAAAAAGTATTCTCAGCAAATCGTGAACTATCCTGTGCAAAGTTTTGCCACAGGCGATATTGTTGTTTTGTCTTGCGTGAGACTTTTACGCTACTTTAGAGAGCACGATCTACAGTCGAAGCTTATAGTCACTGTGCATGACTCTATCGTTGTTGATTGCGCCCCTAATGAGCAAGACCTTGTAGTAAAAGGTATAGTTTGGGCAATGCAAGGCGTAAAAGAAGAACTTGTGTCTCGTTTCAATTATGAGCCCGTTTTACCACTAGATATAGAGATCGAGGCTGGAAAAAACTGGATGGAAATGAGCGAAATTTCTTGCGAAGTTACCTTAAGTGATGTATGATTTAATTCCGACTTAAACACTAACAAAGGGATTCTTTATGAACCAAGTAGCAGTAATCGATCAGGCAGAACTTAACGCTCTTATTTCGGAACTAGGCGGTGGCGTTACCCAAGAACAAGACACCATTAAGGTGCCATTTATGAAGTTCCAATATGAACCAGAAGACGCACAAGGCCGTGATGTGAAACGCGGTACAATCTTCTTATCGGACCAACCTGAGCCAGTATATGCAGATAGTGTTAAGCTTCATGTAATGGCGCAGTATTATCAGTATCGTCAGACAGATCCAGATACATATAAAATTGTTAACAAGACAATTCTATTAGAGGATCTACGCCGAGGTGAACCTCGAGATATGCTAGGTGGTATTCGTTGTGGGCGCCCTACGGGTAAAGCACTAGGCCAGATGTCTGATGAAGATCAAAAGATGTGGCGCGCGAAAGTAAAACCTTTCCGTATCCTACGTGGAGTAACCTCTTACACAGGCAAGACCGCTGACGGTAAAGAGGTAGAAGTCACAAACCAGCCTTTCCAGTTATACATGAAAGGTCTCAGCTTTATGAAGTTTGATGATGTACTAAAGGCATTGCCTTACGGTAAGCGTTATCAAGACCTATGGGTAGACCTTCATACAAGCAAAGAAGGTAAGGCATTTGTAGCCAATTTCGCTATCGATTTTGCAAAACCTGCAGCTATGACGCAGGAAGTTGTGGATAGTATGAAGCTCTTTGTAGAGATGGCACGGCAAGAAAACTCTAAGATCGAGGAATCTTTCCGAAGTGCAAAAGCCGCTGGTGCTCTCGATGATCAGATTTACGACAACGTATCTGACGATCTAGACCAAGACTTCGCATAACAATTGGGGCTACTAAGCCCCTTTTTTCACACAGTTAGGATTAGCTTATGCTTTCTATTTTAGAGAGCCAGATGCGTGTTGTCTTAGACGATCTATCTAATGAGCAAAGTAGAGAGATACCTACAGAGCTTATTGATAAGGCGGTAGAGCAACTGCGCGAGGCTTTAGTAAAACAGACAACGCCCCGGGAGCAAGATTTTCGGCTTCGTATGTCTAACATTGGTAGGTTACCCTGCCAGCTTCAACAAGAACAGATGGGATCGCCCAAAGAGCGTATGCCGTACAATCACTGGATGCGTATGGTCCTTGGCGACTTTGTGGAAGTCCTAGTCCGTATGGTGCTCGAACTATCTGAGGCCGAGGTTGCTAGTGATGGTGATGATGTTGAGCTAGACGTTAAAAGCACCACGATTAAAGGCACCTCAGATATCGATCTAAATATCGACGGTGAGCAGCGGGTCTATGATATAAAATCTGCTAGCCAGTACATGTTCCGTAACAAATGGCAAGGCGGCTTTCAGTCTCTATACCGAGATGATGAGTTTGGTTATATCGGTCAGATCTATGGATATGCTGATGCACAAGGCAAGAAGCCCGGTGGGTGGATTGTAGTAGATAAATCGTCTGGCGAGATCAAAGTTGTCGATATCGATGCGTCACCAGATCAAGAGAAGATGATCCGACTAAATAGGGAGCAGACTGTTGGCCTAATCGCTAACAACAGTCCCTTTCAAAGGTTCTTCGAGCCGGAAGAAGAGTACTTCAACCGCAAGCCGACAGGGCGCACGATCCTCTCAAAATCGTGTAGCTGGTGCCAGTTCAAACTCTCCTGTTACCCGGAAGCGAGACATCTCCCCAACCCGAGCAGCAACGCGCAAGTCACGCCGTACAAGTGGTACATCAAATATACGGACGAAGATGAAAACCCAATCAGCTAAAGCTAAGGGGCGTAAGCTCCAACAATGGGTACGCAATGTGATCCTAGAGCTAGTCAGTTCGCTAGAAGAAGATGACGTAAAAAGCACCTCTATGGGAGCCCAAGGTGAAGATGTGCAGCTTTCACCAGCGGCTCGAAAGCGGATGCCAATTAGCATCGAATGCAAGGCCCGGAAATCAATAGCAGTATACAGCTACTACTTACAAGCGCAGGAAAACTGCCCAGAGAATATCGAGCCAGTAGTAGTTGTTAAAGCCGATAGAAAGAAACCTCTAGCGCTAGTCGATGCTGAGTACTTTCTACGGATCTTATCGAAAGTGAGGCATAGATGAGAGAAGAAGATATTCCTAAGAACACCATGCTTATCAAGATGTCTCTGACAGACACAGGCGATCTGCGTATGGCGTTTGGACACAACTTTGATGTGGATGAGGTTGATGAGGATAGCATCCAATATCTGCTTGATGTTTTGAACGGGATCCGTGTCTCATTTGACGCTGGTATGGAGCAGTTTGCTCAACAAGGCGCTATGGCGCGCATGATCCAAGGACTGATCGAAGATTTAGATGGCCCAGAGATTGAGTTTGAGCCCGACGAAGAGCTTTTAGACGCTCTAAATCGAAACAACAACATTATCCCATTTAATAAGAAGAGGTTGAATTAATGCACTCTCGTAATCGCGTAAAGGGTGGTTATCCCGAGGTGATGGATGCCGATATGGTCAACCAGCCACCTCACTATAACCAATCTGAAATTGAATGTATCGACGCCATTAAAGCGGCACTGACCCCAGAAGAGTTCCGGGGGTACATCAAAGGTAACGTCATTAAATATACGTGGCGTGAACAGTACAAAAATCAGGATGAGGATCTGAATAAAGCATCTTGGTATTTATCAAGGCTTTTGAACATTCTGGATTCCAGCAAATGAAGTGCTGGTACTGCTTTGAAGGGCAGATGATTTGGGGTGGAGATCACGACATAGAAGACAATGATACATATGACTTCGAGACAAATTTCACCTGCAATAACGAAGAATGTAACGCAGTGGCAATTTTTTATCATAAGAAGGATTCAAGCGAAAATGACTGACCAAATAGAGTTTGGATATGAGTATTTTGATGAGGGTAACGCCAGCCTACGTGACCCAAATACTTACCTAAACAAAACCCCGCTAGATATGGTTCGACACTTTGCGCGCACCTACAACCAATCCCTCAATCTACCGTGGATGAAGGACACAGATAAGGATCTACTACGCCTTGTCTTGGTCAAAGAGGAATATGCAGAAGTTCTCAGTGCCACCGAGGCCGAGGACTTACTGAAAGAATTAGCAGATCTTGTCTATGTGACCTACGGCTATGCCGCCACATTCGGATGGGATCTCGATGAGGCAGTACGCCGAATACACGCCTCTAACATGAGTAAGCTAGATGATAACGGCGAACCCATTTACCGCGAGGATGGAAAAGTTCTCAAGGGACCAAATTACCAAAAACCAGACCTAACAGATTTAGTATGAGGAAGATATGAATACACAGGCATTAAGTAACATCGCACTACCAACAGACTATCAGGCTTTCATTCACACAAGCCGATATGCACGTTGGATAGAAGACGAAGAACGCAGGGAGACATGGGCAGAGACCGTAGAGCGGTTTATGGAGAATGTAGTTGTGGGTAAAGTTGATGCGCAGACGGAAGACGAGATCCGCTTTGCGATCCTAAACCTAGAGATTATGCCATCCATGCGCGCCATGATGACTGCAGGGCCAGCATTGATGCGAGACAATACTTGCGGATATAATTGCTCATATCTGCCTGTGGATGATGTTAAATCTTTCGATGAGGCTATGTTTATTCTTCTATGCGGCACAGGTGTAGGTTTCTCTGTTGAGCGGCAGTATGTGCAAAAGCTGCCGGATGTCCCTGAGAAGCTATTTGATAGCGAGACAACAATCTTAGTTAAGGACTCAAAAGAAGGTTGGGCAAAGGCTCTTCGTATGCTTATTGCTCTTCTATACGCTGGAGAGGTTCCTAAGTGGGATGTGTCTCGAGTGCGTCCTGCAGGTGCAAAGCTAAAGACCTTTGGTGGTAGAGCATCCGGCCCCGGCCCTCTAGTGGATCTATTCCATTTTGTTATTGAGACATTCCGCGAAGCACAAGGACGTAAGCTATCCAGCATCGAGTGTCACGATATCATGTGTAAGATTGGTCAGATTGTAGTTGTGGGTGGTGTTCGCCGCTCAGCAATGATCTCACTATCAAATCTATCAGATGATCGTATGCGCCACGCTAAGACAGGCATGTTTCCAGAGCATCGCTATCTATCCAATAACTCTGTTGCGTATACAGAGAAACCAGACGCAATGAGCTTCCTACGTGAATGGACCTCATTAGCCGAGTCTGGATCAGGTGAACGCGGTATTGTGAACCGTGAAGCTATGGTCAAACAGGCTAAGAAAATTGGTCGAGATGCAGATCATGATTGGGGTACGAATCCCTGTTCCGAGATCCAACTTAGACCTTATCAATTTTGCAACCTAAGCGAGTGTGTAATCCGTGCTACAGATACTGAGAAAGATCTACTACGAAAAGTTCGATTGGCGACTATTCTTGGAACCATTCAGTCCACCTTCACTAAGTTCCCATATCTGCGAAAAGTGTGGCAGCGAAACACAGAAGAAGAGCGTCTGCTTGGTGTGTCACTCACAGGCATAATGGACAACACTCTAACAAACGGCAAAGAAGGTGATCTACCTAGCCTATTAGAGAAGCTAAATTCTGAGATTAAGAGCACTAATGAAGAGTTTGCGAACAAGCTAGGGATCCCTGTCTCGGCTGCTCGTTCTTGCGTCAAACCATCTGGCACGGTCTCCCAACTTGTTGACTCAGCCTCGGGGATTCATGCCCGTCACTCAAAGTATTATATCCGTACTGTACGTGGCGATAACAATGACCCACTAACACAGTTCATGAAGGATCAACGCATCCCTAGCGCGCCATGCGTCTATAATGGTGATAGCACAACGGTTTTCTCATTCCCTGTTAAGTCGCCAGTAGGTGCAGTCACTCGCCACGATATGTCTGCCGTTGAGCAGCTAAAGATGTGGCTAACTTACATGCGCCATTTCACAGACCATAAACCATCCGTCACAATATCGGTTCGTGCGAGTGAATGGTTCGAGGTGGGTTCGTTTGTGTATGAGCATTTTGATGAAATGTCGGGAGTATCCTTCCTACCAATGGAAGACCACATTTATCAACAAGCACCTTATCAAGATATTGGGGAAAGTGAGTATAAAGAGCTAGCTTCTTTAATGCCAAAAAGCATCGATTGGGCAGGTCTACAAGCTTATGAGAAAGAGGACGGGACTAAGTCTTCTCAGACCCTAGCTTGTACTGGTGATGTGTGCGAAATAGTTGATATTTCTGCATGAAAAAAGCCCTCTAGCGTTGACTAAGGGGCTCTAATACAATATATAGAATGTAAGGATTCAGATGGTCTTCCAGATGTTTCCGTTAGGTTAGCCCCCGGTTTGGTCACCGGGGGCGTTTCTATTTACGGCCTTGGAATAGATTCGGATGCATTCTTCAGCATATCCTCAACTTCCTGATCTGAATCACCCTCACTCTTAACGAGAGCTCTACCAATAAATCCTACCATAAGATCTTCCATTAGCGGATCTCTAGGGTTTCTGTTGTACTTACGGGCGAGAGCTAGGTACTCATCTGGATTTGCCATGATAGAATTGAGAATGTTGTTTGCTCTCGTTTCAGCATCCAGCTTATCAATACCTAAATTAGACAAAGCACGTAGTCGCGCACCTGCACGGCTTAGAGGACCAACTGCTAAGTAGATCAATCGAGTACTTGCACTACGGGCTGCTACATTAAATCCTGTTGCAGATTGAGATCTGATAGGTGTAGCTCTAGCCGTATCTGTGGTTTCTTTAGCTGCAGTTAAGATAGCTTCCATCGCGTCAGGTATCTCAGGCGTATCACGATAGATAATCCGTCCTAGATCAAGGGCCGAGTCTCTGTCGGTAAGCATATCGCCAATACCTGCAGAACGCACAGGCATAACACCGCCTAGCTCTGGGGTTTTAGCAAAGACCTTAGAGGTAAGGAAATTGTTATATGCTAGCTTCAGTCCTTTGGTCAGGATTACTTGTTCTGCTTCGGGTTGTTGAGCAATAATGTCCATTAGCTCAGTAACTCGTTGGCGTGATTCACCACCAAGTCGCTGACCTGCACCAAAGATCTTCTCAAATGCAGCCTGTGGATTAGACGTAGTTACGATACTATCGCCGGACCCAGTTTGTAATAGACGTTTAAGAGCCGGGGTACGCTCTGTATTAAAGAAGTTAGAGATAACACTATCCTCAACATCTTTAAGCATACCTTCGGAAGCTTGCTGCACACCAGCTAGTACATCCTCGACATTCTTAACCGCATTAGCAGATTGGCTAGCCTCTTCTACTCGAGCAATAAATGTATTTAGGCTAGTTACTTTATCAGCCATCTCAGGGGATGTCTGTGCTAGAGCGTTTAGCTGTTCCGCATAATTGCGTAATGTCATTGTGAGGTTAGATAGATCGGCTGTAAGTAGGCGACCATCCTGAGTAGCAATGATTGCACCATCCTCGAGGCCAGTATTCTTAATCTGGTTATAGAAGTTGTTGATTGTATCAACGATCATATAATCAGCAATTGCTGTAGGATCTGACGCACCATCGATAGCCCGAGCTAGGTTAACTGTACGAGCAGTATTGCCACCTTCTAGGATACCTTTAGTAAGATCCTCTGCCTTAGCATTAAAGCCGGGACGGAAAGGCTCTGTCTGTGTGACGATCTTTTCCATGTCAGATCTAGGTGTGCGTCCTAGAGTACTATCCCATAAGTTAGAGAACTGCTCCATAGAGTCAGTGTCTCGCCAGATAGGTGCAAACTCATCTTTATAGTAGCGCTTAGCTTCCATAGCTGCATCTGCTAGCTCAGGATCCCGCTTAGCGACAACGTCCAGCATATCCTCATCGATAAAGTTTAGAACATCACGATAGTATCGTCCTAATAGAGGATTATTATTATCAAATGCTGCAGAGGCTAGCTGCGCAAACTCAGGACGTAACTTGGTATAGAAGAAACCGAAATCGGCGCCATTTGCATCTAGGAACTGGCCCAGACGCTCGACAACTTCATCGTCAGTTTCTAAGCGCCGTACAAGCTCTTCTACGCCATCGTCAGTCTCTTCTAGTACCTCGATCATACGAGGCTGTACTTCCCTAAGAATATTGTTACCGCGACTGAACGCTACACTTGCTTTAGTGATTTCTTCTACAGGCATACGAGAGAACAGATCAAAGATGGCCCGTTCATCGACAGTACCACCTTGGATAGCTGCATATCGACTATTCTTCTCATCGACCATGCGAGTATAGCTTTCCTCGAGGCCGTTCTGAATATCTACCCGAGCCGCTGTTTTAGGATCCGCTATCTGTGTACCAGAAGCATCCTCTAGTCGAGCAATTAGCCCTAGATCATCACCAATAGCTTGTACAAGACCACCTGCCTTACGGTTATACTCTGCCTGTAACTCCTGAGCGTTCTGCTCTAGGATCTGCGTAGTATCTCGACGGGCTACGTCCACAAACTCATTTGCAGAGTCTTGCAGTACCGCTTGGTTTGTAGATCCCTCAGTTAGATTGTCTGCTTGCGCGCCTAGCTGAGTGTTTAGCTCAACAACAGGACGATCCATAGCTTCCTTAACTTGCTCACCACCAGCGCTATTAACCTGCCCAGCGCGGATACGTTGAGCGTTAGCTGCATCACCCTGCTCTAAGCCACCCTTTAGATAGGCGCTTACAGTATCTAGGATAACAGGACGATTCTCATCAAGGTTGTTAATATCGCGTACAAGGATCTCTTTATTCTCTTCAACGATCTTTGCGATATTCTGGCGTACTACCGCTAGCTGTTCCTCTGTTGCGTTTTCGCCTAGATTAGCTAGCTCGGCAGACAGACGTAGATAAACCTCACGTTCAGGTTTAGCCAAAGTGAAGTATGCAGATAGTAATAGATCATAGCCTAGTGTTCCTACGTCCTTAACCGTCTTACCCACGGCACTGATAACACCACCCGCAAGCATACCATCAGCTAACATGTTCATGCGCTGCTCTAGCACTCGAGCCGAAGCATCATCGCCTAAGTCTGGTGAGATATCGCCAAAGACTTGCCCGGGACCAAACAAGAAAGTGTCTTCCTCAATACCTACTGTAGATACCGCTGCAGCCTCACCTATAAGAGCGGCTGGGGCTGTACGGATGACGTTACCCATAAGCTGAATAACTTTAGGGGCGTTAGCCAAGCCTTGTGTAATTGTCTGACCAACCCTGTAAATCCCGAGTCCAGGTGCAAATGCTGCAATGACTGCAGGTAGACCATCAGCGATTAAACTAGCGCCAATACCCTCAGTCTTAGTACCAAAGGTATTTGCCTGTACTTTTTCAGTGAGGTTAGGCTGAATTGTGCTTACTTTATCTGCCAGTTTAGCAGCCGGACTATCGTCAGTATATGAAGCATAGTCTAGCGCATTAGCTACCGCTTGTGGTGCTTTATCTATTATAGCTGCACCTGTCTCAACTACATCCTGAAGACTTTCAGAAATACCTGCTCCTGCAAGCTGCATAGCATTGACGGTAGGACGATCACTAAACCCAAACATTGCGCGGTTAGGCGTATAGATACGATTACGTTCACCTGTATTAGGGTTCGTATATACATAGACTTTATTAGCGTCATTTATCGAAGGACTATCATTAACCACAGAAACGTCTGGGTGCTTGATATTACCTTCCTCATCACGCTCAATAATCTTTGCATAGTAAGCCCTAGCTTCACCTATTGTAGCAAAGCTATCATACATGTTCTCCGAGACATCGATCTCGGGTAATAGGGCATCGTCTTCAGAGCTCTCGCCGCCGCCGCCAATCTCATCCCAAGGCATAGTAGTTTCTTCACCTACGGGATCCCAATGCATCGTTGTATCAGCCATAAAAGCCTCCTACGGTTTTATTTTTATAGATAGGGATCCATCAGCATTCCGTACTCGGAATTTGGTGCCAGACGGTGCAGCATTCCAAGTAGCCGTACCTTCAGGTGTCCGTTCAATAATTGGGATCTCTGAGTTAGGTTCTTCGGGTGCTTGGTTAGTGCTATTATCCCCAGCTACCGCTAGATCAAACTGCTCCTTAAGCGCGGGATCAAAACCTTCCGCACTCATACGAGTAGCTGTATGATCACTAAACGGTTGCCCAAACTCTTGGTTTTCGACAAACTTAATAAACTCTTTGCGCCCAAGAAGAGATCCTAGGATACCTCTGCGATTAGCTTCGGTGCGTCCTTGTACTTTCTTAAGAGCTACGTTGATCTTGTCTAGAACAATCTCTGCTCGGGTTTCACCAAAGCCAACTGCATTCAAGTTCATCTGTAGTTCTTTATCTGACAAACCTTGACCGCTTGATTCATTCAAACGAGCAATGTCATACGCAGCCTGTAGCTGTAGAGTAAAGATACGCTTAGCAGGTTCAGATAGACCTCTAATTGCATCTACCTGTTCTAGGTCGGCTAGTACCTCTTCATAGCTTGCACCACCCTTAATAGCAGCGTTAAAGCCTGATAGTACATCATCTGTGAAGTTAATGATGCCGCCAAATGCCTGTAGGGTACGGTTGAATGCGGCTGGATTATTGTAAGCCTCTTGGCGATACATCAATAGGTTATCAATAGTATTGTCGCCGTTAGCTACAACCTTAGCCATTTCACCGATAGGCTTGTTATAGATCTTGATAAACTCAGATCCATCTACTCCACTTGGGAACAATACACCCGTGTTAGTATCAATAGGCGTAGTTAAATCTGGATCCTGAGTCATGTCATAGAACTTGCC